GCTGGTCAGTCTAACCTAAATTAGGCAGTAGCGCGTGTGATTCCTGCCGTGCCTGCCAGACTCCAGGTGGTGCTGAACGTGGCCAAATCCCCGACTGAGGAAGCGTAGGGTTGGTAAGATTCGACCAAAAATACGCCGCTGTAAGAGGGATTGGAACTGGAGAGTGCCCCAGAGGTTGGCTTGATCACCACGGTAGCGTTCGCGCCAATCAGCGGGAACAGAACCGAGTCGATTCCAGAAGCGCCGAAGTCTTGGTGCCAGTCGATGGTTACTGATGCATCCTTGAGTCCACCAATGCGGTTCCGGTAATCGCTAGAGAACGATGTCGTTTCAACAGCGTCAGCGGTGATGTCCAAAGTCACCGCGGCAATGTTGGACGAGTAGTCCTGACCGTTCACACTGATGGCATAGTCTGTCGCTACGAAGCGTGCCACGTTGTTTCTCCTTAGTTGCTATATACGGTGACGATGAAGTCTGCTGAAAGCATCGCAACATCTCCACCTAATGATACCGTACCGATGTTAGTCATCGTCGATACGTTTACGTCGAAGGCGTTCCCTCCGAGGGTCTTGTCGGACTCGATCGCGGTCTTGATTCCACCTGAACCGGTCGAGGCGTAGGCGTTCAGTTTGTCCTGTGCTGACCGTTCGTCAGCGCGTGCCACCAACACTGATACACGGAACTGATAGGTGACTAGACCGTTCTGGAAAGCGTTGTCGTAGTCGATGTTCTCCAGCATGACAATCGCCTGTGGTGGCATTGGGTTGTCAGGGATGGTGGACGCTGTTCTGAGTCCACTGATGGTCGCCAGGTTCGTCGCCAGGGCGTTCCTGATTGACGTGATGCTGGTCACGCCATTCTCACCTTCTTGTAAGGCATCAGTAATTTCTCGACATCTGGATCAACACGGCCGACACGTAATGCTCCGAGTTCGTCGAACGATACACCCAGTGGTGTGTCATACCGCTTGAACTGTCGCATGGCCAGGATGATGGTGGCCTGCCTGATCGCTGTTGGCACTGCAGACCAACCGAACACACCAACGACTTGGACAGTGGCCTCATGACTGTTGACGTTCTTGGGACTCCATAAGGGGAACAGGTATGAGCCGATGGCACGAATGCGAGTGTATGGGTGTCCGATGAGTCCACCAGATATTCCGTTCAGTGGCTCCAGTTGGTAGTCGCCTGATGCTGACCAGGTGGTGTCGAACGATTCACCGGTCGAGGATGTCTTGAGTGTGGTGACGCTGATGATGTCGTCTGTTTCTGTGTAGAACGTGTCTGTGGGGATGTACACCCTTGTTGCTGTTCCAGCGTTGTAGAACACGCGCTCACAGTAGCCGTCGATTTCACGTGATGCCGCTTCGATGGATAGTTCCAGCATCGTGTCGTCGACACTATCTTGGATGCGAAACCCAGATTTGACGTCAGCGAGTGTGGCGTAGCCATTAGTAATTGCCATTGAAAGCCTCCAGGTTCTATTCTACCTGTGGGGCGTGTTTCAGGGATTTGGAAATTGTTTGGTTTTGGTACTTGACATTGTTGTGTCTAGTGCCATACAGTGGAGTCATCATCAACCCAGAGAAAGGCAACACCATGAACATCAAAGAAAATGACCGCCAGTACCGTCAGATTATGAAGTCCATTAAGGTTCGTCAGGAAATGATTGACACTGCAACCACAGATGCAGAGAAGCGCAATCACACGCTGGCCATGTCAGACCTGATGGCAATGCTGACAGTCCTCAACCGTCGCCTCTAAAGACAGACCAGAGAGTGCCCCGCTACGGCGGGGCCTTTCTCATTTATCCCAAGCGTTCTCACGGCGACGCTCCAGTGACCAGCCTCCAGGTCCAAAGTCGCCACGCGCCACCTTGTCGTCATAGTATCTACGGTTCGAACCATGAGTCCGATGATTTAACTCCATCAGACGCTGATCAGAATGAATCGTAGAACTATTGTCATGGCCGATAGGGAACGGCACCTTCCGAACAGGCACACCATGATGATTAGCACGCCTTATCATGTCCACGTCCTCCATGAAGGCAGGATAGATGGCCTCATCAAACAAACCCATGACAACAGTTCTACTATTCATTCTGATCAGCGTCTGATGGAGTT